AGGTTAATACCACGGTTAGCCCATTCAATAGTCAATAGGTTTAAAGAGCGACGGGCTGTTTTAAAGTCATAGCCAGTACGCAGCTCTTTGCCACATCTCTCGAATGCTTCTTCGATTAGATCGTTTACATCTAAGTTAAATGCGGTTGATCCAGAAGTACTCATATTTTCCTAAACGGTTTTACTTTTTCTTTAACACTTTTTGGTTGCGCTACGAACTGCTTACCCTTTGCTTTTCCTTCACGTTTAGCCCTAGTAGTTGCTGCATACTCTTTAGAGCTTAACGCTTCTATTGCCTTCTTAGGCAGGTATCTTTCGCCTGTCTCAGATGATTTTTTACCCGACTTGGTTGTCCATTTCTGGTCTCCCCAAGATTTTAAGCTCTGTTGCGGTTTTGCTAGCCCGCTCATTTATACCCACCACCAGCAGCTTTATACTTTTTAGCCACTAACTGCGCTTTACGAGCTGACCATTGACCTGCGCCAGTACCATGTGTTGCAGCGGCTTTAACCTGAGAAACAATCCGTTTACGTAAATTTGGTTTGGTGTAGTTGCCAGCAGCATTAACTTTGCCCCCTTCTTTATACTGAGTAAAGTCGGTATTATCCTTGCGTTCTTTTTTAACGCCTTTGCCCATCTTAGAAGGGTTGATATCGCCCATACCACGAGAAGGTCTCATGCTCTTGTCTTTCCACGAATAGCGCAACCATCAGCACGTTTTGAGGCTGTAGAAACTGAACCGCCAGACTTCATATTCTTAGTCAAAAACGCTTTCTCAACTATTGCTACACGTTGAGGTTTAGTGGTAACTTTACTAACAATTGCTTGACGCTCTGACTTAGTTTTATCCTTGTCATAAAAGCCAGCTTTTTGCATATCTGCTTTAGATACGCTACCGCCTTTTTTCATGCCTTTACCGCCAAGAGCTTTGGCTAAGCCAGAACCCTTGCGAGCTTGCTTGTCTAACATTGCCTGACCTTCTGCATTTTGCTCATCAGTACCAAGGATTTTATCCTTCATATATTGAGCGCTACGTTTGATTGGACCTAAAATAGCCTGACGATCAGCAGTATTTTCTTCAGTAGCAATACGGTCTGTTAACTCTTGCGGGAGTTCATCTTTAGATGGCATTATTAGCACATCCCGCCAGATTTCATCTTAACCATTGTGCCTTTGGTATGACCCTTAGTAACGCATCCGTCTGCACGGGTTACGCCGCCTTTAGCCATTTTATGCATTGATTTTTCGTGAGCTTTAACTTCTTGCTTAGCCACTTTTTTCATCATTGGCATATCTTCTTTAATGTCTGAATGTTTCACTTTTCCACCTTTTTTCATGTAGCCCATCTTGTTACGCACATCTGTGGGTAACTTAGCTAAGCCGGGATTGTTTTCCATATCTACTGGTTTCATAATTCCACCTTCTTTAAATTTCTTGCCTTTATCGGCGTTGTTAAAATCTTTACCTACTGACTGTGGTACTCCTACCTTCTTAGCAAATGCAGGATTATGCGCAATAGCTGCCATAAAATTGCGTTGCTTCTTGCTGGTGCTAGGCATTACTTACTGCTCCAATACCCAATAATTACACCAATAATTCCAGTAACAAGACTAATTCCACCACCAATTGCCATTAATGTTTTCCAACCACCCTTAGCTTCAGACAGGGTTTTTTCAATGTTTCGGAGAGTAGTTTTAATTTCAGACATCTCCTTTACCATTTTATCCATATCTTCCTGCAGATGTTCAATATTACTAGCGTGGGTTGCTAATTCTCTAGCAGTTTCAATTGCGTCAATACTCATTTTAACATTTCCATCGGGCTAGTGAAGCCGCTTTACGAGTAGGTTTACCCTTCTCATCTTTCATCGGTCCAGGCATACCAGACATACGTGCGCAGAAAGATTTCTTTCTTGCTCCACCTTCTGGTTGTGGCGCTTTTAAATTACTTCCTGTAGCTGCATTGTATTTAGCACGACCTTTGGCGGTAAGCCCAGCGCCCTTAGATACAGGCAACTTTTCACCACGACCAATCGCAAGGGAGGGGCCTTTCTTCTTAGCCATAAAATGTTGTAACTGAGGCGTTAGCTGGAAGCACGATATATACACCGTCATTAAAACGAATACCTTCACCTGGTATTAGTGTAGAAATAACAGCCGTATTTAAAGTAATGTTTAGCGTTAAGCGTTCTGTTCCAGTGGCGGAATTAGCAGCCGTGTCCCAAAACTGAACTTCACCTGCAGTACCGCCAGGTGCTAGTTGATAGGCTTTTACACGAACAGGACCCGTAATAGCTTGTACGTTTGCATCCGCATGGACCATTTTTACGTCATATTGCATACCCATAATTAATCTCCTAAAGATTTAAGCGGGGGACGAATCCCCCTAGATTAATTAAACGTTTTGCTGACCGTTGTCCGCAACGTAGTAAATGATGTCGCCAGTAATTGCACCAGCATTTGCACCAGCAGAACCTTGAGCGCTAGTAACAACGATCAAGTTAGTAGCGTTAGCTACGTTGCCCATTGATGCGCCACCAGTTGCAACAGTAAATACTATGCGAGCTGCTACGTTTCCACCAGATAAAAATGCGTTTGGAACGTTTGTGCCAAGAGTACCAGTTTGACCAGGACCTACGCCAACTAGTGGGGTAAACCCTATGTTAGCGGAAGAGTTTCCACCAGCAGCACCAGAAATAATAACTTCAGTAACAACTGCGTTAGCTGGAAGAATAAGGGCTGGAGCGCCAGTAGCCGAAGAAATGACTACATTAGAGGTTGCTGCAGTGTTAGCAATATAGAACTGAGCAGCCATAACCATGGAGCCAGCATAAGCGGTGCGAGTTGAATCGCCACCTGTTGAACGCCATAAAGACGAGGTAGTAGCTAAAGTCATAACAAATTTTCCTTGCATATAAGATCAGCTTATCAATCAATATGCTGTCTGCCGGGACAGTTTGATAAGCCGGTTTTCCCCGGTTTCTACGATATTACTACATTTCAAAATAAGTGCAAGCTTTATAAAGAAAAACCCCACCGGGTAAGGTGGGGCTTTCTTGTAGCTGGGGGGCTTTGATTAAGCGCCAGCAGAGCCAAACATTCCTAATGGATCCGAGAATCCAAAAGAATAACGCTCACGAGACTTGTAACGAACGTTACCAGTATCGAAGTCGCCGTCCATACTGTTGTTCAAAGGAGTACGAATAAAATGCTTCATACCATTTGGAACATCAGTAGTCAGGAACCAAGCATTGGTATCGGTCAAGAAGTGGTTAACGCAGTAACCTTCAGAGACAGAACCGTTGTTCTTGATAGCGTTGATATCGTTATCGTTTGTACCAACACGCAATTCAGTTTCGAGCAAACGAGTTGACACGAACTGTAATGCTGGTGGAACAACCAATTTCTTAGGCTTAGCAGCGATCAAGAGACCACGCTCATCTGTCCAAGCAGCGATTTGAATTACAGCGGCTTCTAAAGAAGTCTCATTCAAGTCAGCAGGAGTAGATGGAACGTTGCTGTTTGTACCGCCAGATACCAATGGGTGTGATGCGCTGAAGAGTGGAACGCCGTCGCCACCGTTGTAACCAGTGGTGAAGCCGTTATTCAATACAGCAGCAGCTTTAACTTGCTTGGTATAAGCCATAGCACGAGCCAAAGACTTGGTATAACGAGCTGATAAAGAATCGTAGAGGTTGTCTTCGATTGCTTCTTCAGTCAAGCTAAAGCCCAAGGCAATAGTTTCGTGGTTGTAGCGAGCTGTCCATGCTTCTTGAGCATTGTCATAAGCGATGGCTGAGCCTTCGTTTTTGACAGGTGCTGCAGAGAAACCTGACAGTTTTGTTTCTTCTTCAAATGAACGCTCAGAGGTCTCTGTTTCATAGATCTCTTTGTGTTCTTCGCCGTAGCGGGCATACTCAAGTCCAAACAAGGCATTGAGTCCGGGTAATAGCTCTTTTAGGAGCTGCGCACGAGAAATAGCCATTTAAAGCTCCTTATAGATAATTCTGGGCAGCTGCCAACAGAATTTGTGGGTTGTTCAACTTCACGATAACTTCTGTGAAGGCATTGTTGCCGCTAGCTGTTTCTGGAACAACTGCTACTACACGAACTGGAAGTGCTGCTGCATTGCCAGTACCAGAAGTAGGAACAATAACAGATAAACCAGAATTACCTGTAGTAGTAGAGCCTGTACCTTGACGGATAGACAGGTTTGTACCAACAACAGAAGCGTTAGCAGTAGTTACAGTAGTGTTACCAGAGAAGGTAATAGCTACTTTAAATGCTGCTTGTGAATCGTCAACAATATAAGCTACAGCAGAACTAGCAGCAGAATTACCTGGGTAATACTGAGCTTGTACAGTCTGTTGCTGTGAGTTAACGTACTGAACACCTACAAATACACCATAAGTGAGGTTTGCTGTGTTGTCAGTTGTAGAGTCAATAGTTACAGTTGACTTGATGATGCTACCACCCTTGACCATAACGATGTCGCCGTTGAAGATCGCAGTATTATAAGTACTGGCAATCGGCAGTTGACGTGTAGCCCCAGCATAGGGCATAAAGTCAACACGGTTAATCGCTTCTAGACCATAGGGAGCAGAAACGGTTGGATAAGCCATTTAATTCTCCTAATAAGTTAAAAAGTTAGTTGTTACCTTTGCCAAAGCTAATCGTGGATTTATTCTCTTTAAAGAGTGGCATCCTTGGGTCGCTTTGACGCATCAAGTTATTGTCTACTGCATCAGTCTGAGATGCGCTTTGCTTGGCGTAATAAGCGTTACGCTGCTCTACAAACTCAGTTGGTGTCTTACACAATAACAAGCCGCCGATCTCAATGTTGTCTTTAAAACGACTTTGAGGATCAACTAACAGTTGAAATTTGGGTTGTTCTTCTATGCGTACTGGCTCCCAACCTTCCCGTAATTTAGCGGAAAGATTGCGTGGGTCAGCAGTATTCAAGTTTGCAACACGTACCCAGCGATATGAATACCCAGCCTCTTTATCAGGCTCAGGAAGTAACTCAGGTTGCGCCCACTGTTGAGGACGTTCAAAAGTTGCTCTAGTATCTACATCACGTTTTATTCTTGCTTCAGCCATTTTGGGCCTCCAATTTAGTTAGTTCACGGGCATACTGCTCTGGGGTTAAACCCAGTTTCTTCGCTAATGCGACTTGGGTTTTACTAATACGAATCTTTTTCGGAGACGTACTTCTGGTTGCCGGAGCGACGACCGTACTAGCTTTAGGCCGATTAACCTTAGCGGGTTCATCAGTCTCTACTTCTTGTTCACCTTCAAAATTCTCAGGAAAACGTTTTCGCATCGTTTTATCAATGCTTTCGTAGTAGTCATCAGATCCAGCCGGGATCCCATTACGTACTAATTTTTCGTGCAAACCAAGCGCCAAGCTGGTCATTTCTTCATCTGAACCAAACCAATCGTTCTGCTTTTGCCATGCAACAGCTTTACGATCTGGCGCATTTACTTGCGGTTGTGGTATTTGTACATCAAATTGTTCTTCTTGAGAAGCTTTTTTAAACTGTGGTTGATAATTTTCTGCTTTATCCATCCGAAACTTCGCATTTGTCATGCGTTCTTGGGCTTCTAATAGCTTATCAGCGTCACCAGATTCATAGGCGGACTTGAAATCTTGCTTTGCCGACTCTAATTCTGACAATGCTGCACTTTTTACAGTGTCAACATACGCAGTTTCGCCGTTATGAAGGCGTTCTTTGAGCATTTTGTTCTCAGCCAACGCTTTTTTAGCTAGGTTAATAGCTTCTTGCTGTTCCCTTTGGGCAGCTTCCTTCTCACGACGCTCTTGATGGTAGACCTTTTTCGCTTCTTTCAAAGCGGTATTCTGATCATTGTTGAATTTCTCTAGATCTTCTTCTTCTAGAGCTTCAACTACCTCTGGATTGACAGCCTTACGGTTGCGATCCTGGGGAGGTACATCATTTTCAATTTCAATCTCGAACTCTTCGCTAGATTCAGTGTCAGGCTTTGCCTTTACTTCATCAGGAAACTCGAATTCTTCTAATTCCATTTTATTTTCAGCCATTTATAGCTCCTTAAGCACGAGTAATGCCCCGTGGATCCTGTACTACGGCTTCCACGACGTCATCGTTGATCATTCTGAACTCACGACCATGAATTAACAGGCGTGTTCCAGCGTTTGGTCTGACAATTACAAAATCACCCTTTTGACACCATGCACCGTTGGGGAATCTTTTCTCATCTTTATAGCAATCAGGCCCCATTTCGACCACAAATAGTACTGTTGCCAGTTTTTCTTCATAGTTAATGGTTTGGTCTGACTTTAATAGACCGCTGTCATACTCTTCTTCAACTTCTGGGATAGCGCAAAGGATGCGATAGCCTGAAGGAGTAGGGAGTTGTTGTGCTTTTTCTTCTGGAGCTTTATCCAGTAATGCTGATAAATCTACTGCTCGATCTAATGCTAAGTGGTCACTCATCGGAGTTCTCCATATTTTTCTGAAGGTCTAGGGTTATTGCACAGGCGGACTCTAGACCTCGAATTTGTCCGCATGTGTACTTATATTCCTCAAAGCTCGTGCAGCTACCTCTTTTTAATGCCTCACTGAGCATTTCAATTCGGTCTCTAGCTTCTTTGAGTACTACATCTAAAGGATCCATTAATTACCTTTCGTTGGTTTCTCCTTGGATATTTGGTTTACAGCCTTGGCAATATCCACACCAAGTTTCGTATGCTCAATCTCATTTTGCATCGTGAGTTGAGTACGATCTTTTTCAAGCTTAGTTGCATTTTGCATTGAAGCAATGCGCTCTTGAGAGGCTATACGTTCCCGCTCAATTTGCATTTGTTCTGCTTTTGCTTGTGCATCAATCTGAACTTTTTGTTGAGATGTTTGTGCTTCTTGCTGCTTGATTTGCAATTCAGCTTGCTGGATCTGTAATATCGGATCTTGAGCTTGCTGTTGTGCTTGTTGCTGTGCAACTTGTGATTGGCTTTGTTGCAACAGTTTTTG